GTGCCGGTGAAGCGCGGCGACAAGATCACCATGATCGAGGCCGACATGATGCTCCGTCTTGAGGTGGATCGTATTGCCGACAAGCTGGCCGGCACCATCCCGCACTGGAAGGTGATGGATGACAACCAACGATCAGCGCTGGTGAGCTTTGCCTACAACCTCGGTGCTGACTTCTACGGCACACCTGGCTTTGAGACGATCAGCAAGGCGCTGCGCGAGCAGGCATGGGATCAAGTGCCGAAGGCCATGGAGTTGTACAGGAACCCTGGCAGCAACGTCGAAGCTGGTCTACTGCGGCGGCGCAAAGCAGAAGGCGAGCTGTGGGGTGACCATCGGCCGAAGGTGCAGCAGGAACCTGCCAGACTGACGCCAGACTCATCGTTCAGCGCACGGATCACCCCGCACATCCGCTTGGGTGAGTTCGCGCTCGATCAGGAGGCGCGTCGATTCCGGCATCAGTATCAGGTGAACACTGCAGCAGAGCTGGCGGCGTTCCTCGAGCGAGTGCGGCAACGGTTCGGCGACAAGAGCATCATCCTCACCAGCGGCTTCAGGCCGGCAGCGATTAACGCGTCGGTGGGCGGTGCCACCAACAGCGAGCACCTCTATTCAGCGCCTGGCGTCGGTGCAGTCGACTTTGTGGTCGATGGCGCCGACATGAAAGCTGTCGAGAAGTGGTGTGATGAGAATTGGCCATTCAGCCTCGGCTACGCTGCACCGGCGTTCTGCCATCTTGGGCGCCGCGCTGATGGGCAGCGCCGGCGCTGGGACTATACCTGATGCTCCTACCTGATCATGAGATCTGCCGCCTGTGTAAGCAGGAGGCGATGGTCACTCCCTATGTCGAGGATCACCTGAACCCAGCCAGCCTGGACGTGACGCTGGGCGATCGGATCATGATCGAGGTGGCAGGTCACCCTGAGCTGCAGATCGTCGGCATCACCGGCCACACGCAGGAGGATCCGTTCTGGATTCAGCCGGGGGAGTGGTTCCTAGCGGAGACCAGGGAAATCTTCAACCTGCCCGATCACGTCGGCGCGCAGTTCGTTCTCAAGTCGAGTCGCGCACGCGAAGGCTGGGATCATGCTGAGGCCGGATGGTGCGATCCAGGTTGGTATGGCAGCAGGCTGACCATGGAGCTGAAGAACGGCCGCCGGATGCATCCACTGCCGATCTGGCCTGGCCTGCGCATCGGCCAAATGAAGTTCCTGCTGGTGAGCGGTCGCCCAGATCGGAGCTATGCCGCCACAGGCCGCTACAACGCCGATCTCGGCGTCACGGGCAGCAAGGGCTAGCGCGCCATCGGATGCTGCAGCGGCGCCATTCGGAGCCGATGGATGTTGCCGGGCGCTTCAGCCGGATCATCCAGCGGGATCATCGTGTAATCGTCGCAGCCGTGCTGCTCCGCGAAGGTGGTGGCAGCGATGTGAGTGGCGAACGGTCCGATATGCCACGGACCGATGCGGAGGATGTAGGTCATGGGAGGAGGTTAGGGGCGCCGAAGCGCCCCGGTGAGGGTCAGGCCAGCGCCCGGTTGTTGAGCATCTCGTTGGCGGTGTTGAGGCGCTGCATCAGTTGGGGGAGGATGTGGAAGTGGCGCTCGCGCTTAGCGGCCTCGATCATGCCGAGGGTCTCGGAGCGGAACTCCTGCCATTCTTGGCGCTGAGATTTGCGGGCAGGCTCGGCGACTTCAATGATGACGGTCGAAGGCTTGCGGTTGTTGGCTTTCCATGCGGCCAGCTCGGCGGCGGTCATGTTGTCGGTGATGGAGGGGCGGCGGGTCATTGGTCCGGTGCGTTGATGTGTGAACTGTACCCCGCCGACAGGGCACAGTGCCCCGGATGCAGGGCACGTTAACGAACTGTCACATCTGCCGATCCCGTCTCACCCGCTACCGTTTAACCAGCCGGGGCTGCCGCCCATGCGGGCGTACATCGTGGAGATCACCGCCAAGGTGCTGGTGCGCTCCGAAACCGATCCCGAGGAGCTGCCGGCTGACATTTACTCCCAGATCGCTGAGTTCGTCCACAACGAGGAAGATCTCCTAGAGCTGGGCATCGAGCTGTTCACCCTCCCCGTGGACCTCTGTGGATCAACACCACATTGACGAAACCCGGCTGGTCACCCGTCGATCGGCGCGTGATCAGATCCACCTCCGCTGGGGATATAGGTGCGCCTATTGCAACGATCCCCTCGGCCGCAGTCCCACCCTCGATCACGTCGTTCCTAAGGTCCACGGTGGCCTGACGGTCCGCGAGAACCTGGTCTCCTGCTGCCTGATGTGCAACAGCCAGAAAGGCCACAAGCCATGGGTTGACTGGTATCGCGCTCAACCGTTCTGGTCTGCGCTTGGTGAATGGGCGATCGTGCAGTGGATCACCAGCCACTCAGAACATCGTCAGCCAGATGGTGGCGAGCAACATGCCGCCTAGCCAGGTCAGGCCGAAGATCACCACCGGCGGGTACTTCATGGCCGCAGCATCTGATTGAGGTAGATCTCCGCCTGAAACCAGTCCGAGCTATACCGGCACACGCCACCGACACAACTCCGGTAATACACCTCACCCTTCACAGGCATCAGCACCTCGATGTAGCCGCCGTCTCGATCAGTCCGGCTGATCACTTCAGGTCCGAACATTGCCGTGCCTCCTCACGATGGATCCATGTTTTAAGATCCGCCACATAGTCCCGCAGTACCTGCGCCTGCTGGAGGTGCCATCCATCGCCCGACGCAAACCAGAGCCGGTTATGCCGGTCGATTGCCTGCAGCGATTGATGGATGAGCACATTCCACGGCTCACGGATAGGCGTGTTGAACTCACGCTTTGACACGGCGACCTGGCGGCCTCTATCAGTCTGCCGCCGGCAATGCCCGCTGGAAGAAGTCGCAACTCACGGCGTAGCGCCCGCCACTTCGCTTGCTCTCAGGCAGCAGCAGGTCGCAGCGCTGCGTGCTCATCTCCCACTGGATGCAGTCCCAGCACATCACGCCGGCGGTCTCCGGCCTGATGCTGGCCACCGCCGCCTGGAAGACGGCCTCAGCCTTCAGCAGCGCATCGTGCAGGCTGTTGGTGCCAGTGTCTACCTCGACCTGGTGCTCAGCCTTCGGACCAAGGATCACGCGCGCGTGCCATGTCCGATCGATGCGGTCGCACACCAGCAGTAATCGGCCAGCGTGCAACCTGATCATTCATCCTCTCCATAGCTCGGCTGGTGATACAACCGCTCGAGCTGCATCGATAGCGGTTCATCGGCCTGCGTGATGTCGATCGGATCGCTCTGATCCCGCACGATGAAGACCATCCGAGAGCCGTGGCGCTTCACCACCAGCAGGCCGATGCGCTCGCTGCGGCATAGGATCCGCAGCGCTTGCCGCTCAAGCCAGTTCAGGCAGAGATGTTCGAGCATGACTCCATCTTGGCAATGAGTCGATTCAGATACCACTCCGCTTTGCGGGCATCCTCGAGCGCGTTCCCCTTGAGCCACATGCGGATCATGTACTTGAGCGCCTGCCCCTGCAGGTATGCCGGGACCATGTGCGGTGCATCGGCGATCACCGACTCGATAAAGTCGATGGCCTCGATAGTGCCCGCCTGATAGTGCGGGGGGTGGTTCACGAGGTCGCTTGCTGTTCTGCGTTCTTCCATTTCTTGCGGGTGATGATGTTGTGGATGTGGGTGAAGCTGACCCCATAGATGGCGGTCAGCTGTTTGATTGTCCAGCCGCTGGCGTACAGCTTGCGGATGTCGATGGCGTTCTGCGGCGTCAATACAGCGTTACCGGGCACATGACCTGGCCTGAAGCTGGTGCTGGTCGGCGCCTTCACCGCCACTTCTCACCCATCAGCACCTGGCGGCACACCTCAATGGCCTGCTGCGCCTGCTTCTGCGTCATCACCGATTCGGTCTCATCCATCGCCTTCACCACTCGGTCGAGCAGTGTGGCGTAGTCCGTGTCGCGAAAGTTCGCGGCGATGTCGAGCGCAAACTCCCCCCACAGGCCGGTGAGGGTGCCACGCAGTGGATGGCCATACGGCAACTCCTGACGGCCGCTGCGTTGATACAGCGCCTCCATCATGTCGGCGCGCTGCTGGTCGAGTTGCGTGGTGGTCATTCGTCGAGGTACTTGCGAAGGTGGAGCAGTTCAGCACAGAGCTGTTCGCGGTTCTTGATGCCGCAAGTGTTGTGCAACTGATCGATGCGGATGTCGATCAGCAGGCGAAGGCGATCACGTTCTGATGCCTGGCCAGCTTTGAAGGTGTTGCTGCCTTCGAGCAGGCTATAGAGGCGAGCACGGGCAGCTTCGTTCATCGGCTCTGCAGGGCGATCTGAATAGCAGCTTGGAAGTAGCCGGCCATCTTCATCCGGCGATATTCGCCACTGGCCTCCTCCGATTGTTTGTCCTCGATTAGGTCGTAGTTGTGCCTGGCTTCTTGGAGTGCGGCCAGCGTTTCGATGTTGAGCATGTCCAGCTCAGATCGGCTGAGATCATTCACCTTGTCCAAGTGAATGACTTTCGCGAGGATGAACGAACGATGGAAGGGAACAATGGATTGGTCTGGGGTCATGATGCAACTTCGATTTCAGCGGATGGCCAGCGGTTCTGGGCGTAGCGGATCGCAGCACCGACGTTCTCGGCGCGAGTGATCCAGAGCATCGGCCGAGCGCCGCTGGGATAAATTAGGAGGCGATACTCTTTAGTGCGGGCACCATTGCGTAGCCTGCTGATGCCCTCGCCGTAGACGCCCTGATCCTCAGGATCGGTGCGCCATTGGAAGGCGATGGGAGAGCTAGATGTAGACATTCGGATCGGTGACAGATTCAGGATTGAGCCATTCGATCTGATTCCACCAAGGGAGCCATGTATCGGCGGCGATTAGCTTGGCCTCGGTCAGGCTGTGCGCCAGTACGCACTCGACCACGTTGGCGGACTTGATCGTGAAGTAGAAGCGACGGGGGGTCACTTGCGCACCTCGATGTAGGACTGCGTCCCGGAGTGCGTGGCGCCTGCTTGGTTGCCGGCCTCGATGCCGATCATGGCGAACACGGCCGCGACGACAAGGAGACAGATGGCGTTGTTGATGCGGTTGATCATTGGAGTAAAGAACAGTGGCCTGGTGGCCGTGGGTCAATAATGCCGTGCCCCGTCGGCGGTGCATAGTGCCCTGTGACAGTTCTTCACACGGCCTCAGCGCCCACTGCCAGCTCCACCGGCACCCGCAGTTCTGGCTTGCTCTGCCCCTTGACGCGCCGCCCCCAGCCGACCACCGCCGGGCTGACAGGCAGCTCGACCGTGAACCAGACATGGCCGCAGGCATTACAGCCCCGCTTGCGCACCGTCACCTCGGCGTCGCGGTTGTTCGTTGCCATTGCCTTGATGTCACCACTGGAGCACCTGGGGCACTGCATTGCTATCGTGAGATGTACCCCACTGGTCTAGCACAATGCAGTTCGGTGAGTGGATGGCCGTCACCCTTTCGGCAGAGCAGCAGTTCGAGATCGAAAAACATGCCCGCGCTCTGCTCAACAGCAAAGACGCAGGCACCATGGCCGTTGCTCTCTATAAGCAGGCCTGCTACCAGCAACAACTGCTGCAGCAGGCCGTCAACGAGATCGCGCGGCTCGAATGTGAACTGATGGGGCGTTAGAACATGTCGTCGCTTACGTCGACCACCACGCCATCAGTGGCCGCGGCCAACTTTTGCGCAGCATCACCGGGATCCACCCAGTCGCGCGGCGGCTGTGCCACGGCGCTCACATAGGCCAATCCCTTCTGGCTGGTCTTCTTCCAGCCGCTGATCGGCACCTGGACGCTGCCGTACTGGTCGGGCGTCTGGCTCATCACAAAGCGGCAGAAGGCATCCAGCTCCTCCACTTTGATGTTCATCATCCCGCTGAAGTCCACCTTGCTTTCAGGCTTGGTCGACTTGAAGATGCTCAGGTTCAGCTTGAAGCTCATGGTTGCTCGTTGGTAATGGTGTTGGCCTGTTCGTATTGCTCCACCCCGGCCAATGGGTAGAGCACGAAGCCTGGCGTGCGGAAATACGCCGGACCTTTATTAGCCTTGCGCCAGCGCATCAGCGTGTCGAGGTGCAACCCCCATCGCTGTGCAAGCTGGGTGGCAGTCAGGTATTCAGAAGAGTTCATCGCTCTCAGGTTCGGGTGCAGGTGCAGGTGCCGGCTCGGGGATGGCGGCGTTGAGATCAGCGACCTGATCGCTCACGGTCACCGGCTGGATGTCGACCACCTCCTCCTGGCTTTGCATCCCGAGCAGGAGATCACTGGCATAGAGGCGACCCCAGAACGCTGCGGCGCGATAGCGGATCATCAGCTCGGGCATCGACTGCCACTTGCTGCCCGCCTTGGTCGCCCATTGCTCCTTCTTCGCCATCGCCATGGTGATGGTCGGTCCCTTCAGCTCTTGCCCGCTGGCGAGATCCTTGGCGATCGCGTAACAGGCCAGGCTGTCGCCGCTGCCGCTCAGTTCGAACCGCAGCGGACTGAACCGGCCGCAGCCGTTCACCATCGCGATGATGAAGCTGCTGCTCCACGATGGGCGGCCATGGATCACATGCAGGTGCTGCATCGCCAAGAAGGGCGAGATGCCCATCCGGTTGGCGATCTCGAGCGCCACCAAGCAGTTGGCGAATCCTTGCTGGCCTTGAAATTGCGGCGGGATCAGCGTGCTGCTGGCCAAAGCCTTGGCAATACGCTGGGCGTCCTCGAAGGCTTGGATGCCGCTGAACACCGAGCCGGAACTGGTGGTGGTGAGTGCTGTGGATTCCATCAATACATCTCGATCTCGGTGGTCTGTGTAGCGGCCTCGCCGGTCATCCATGCCGGCAGGCTGATCGGTTCAATCCGATCGCTGTAGGCAGGCCAGCGGCCATCGGATTTGCACTCGGCCAGTGTCTGCAGATCGCGCATGGCGGTCTGATAGCCGCGCTCGATCATCTGCTCATCGGCGGCGTAGACACCAACCGCGAACGGTGGCTTCTTCTCCACTGCGATAAAGATGAACCCCGACGGCCGCTTGCCATAGGCAGCCTCAATGCCCGCCATGTACCAGCCGGCTTGGACGTGATACCGCCACTTCGCGATGCTGCGGCGGAACTCCCTTGGACTGGCGTCCTCCGTGGTTTTGAGATCCACCACGATGCCGCCATCCTCGGTGATCCAGTCCGGCCTGCACTTGCACTGCAAGCCGGTGGTCGGCTCCGTCCACATGTGCGTGGTCTCGGCCTCGCCCGCAATGCCAAGCAGCAATGCAGCAGCCGGATGGCCGAGGACTGCTCTGCCCATGTGCATGACAAGATCAGCATCCTCTCGGCTCAGCACGGTGCGACCATTGGCCTCAGCCTCGAACGCTGCCCATGCTTCCTTGCCGGCCTTGGTGCGGCGGTCAAGGCCATCGGGGGCGACGATGTAGTCAGTATCCCATTTGTGCAGTTCGAGCACATGGGTGTGGACTGCGCTGCCGATGCGCATCGCTGGCGTCGGGTCAGGGATGACGCGCTTCGGGTCGATGTAGCGCGCCCAATAGTGCAGCGGGCTACGCGCGATGAGATCCAGATGCGACTTTGAGATCGCAGGGTGCGCGTGATAGTCGGCGTTTTCCATAAAGTGTGGCGACTTGCGCAATCCTATAGCCTGATGCGGTCAAGTGCAACCCCATGCAGCTCCGCAGCTACCAGCAGCGCGCCATCGACGATCTCCGCAATGCCTACCGCTTTGGCTATCGGGCGCCACTGCTATGCCTACCGACTGGCGGTGGGAAGACCATCATCTTCACCGCCATCGCTCAGGCATCAGCCGCTCGAGGCCGCCGGGTGCTCATCTTGGTGCATCGCCGTGAGCTGCTTCGCCAAGCCAGCGACAAGCTGCGATGGGCAGGCCTTGACCATGGCCTGATCGCTGCAGGCATCGAGCCATCCGAGGCGCCCGTGCAGGTGGCCTCAGTCCAGACCATCGCGCGACGCCTAGCAGCCATCAACTGGCAGCCGGACCTGATCATCATCGACGAAGCGCATCACGCCACTGCAGGCCAGTGGGATCGCATCCTGCAGCACTGGCCATCCGCCTACCGCCTGGGCGTCACAGCAACACCATGCCGCCTCGATGGCCGCGGCCTCCGCAGTGCGTTCGATCACTTAGTCCTCGGTCCATCAGTTGCTGAGCTGATAGACACTGGCTACCTCAGTCATTCCCGCATCTATGCGCCACCACTGGTGGCCGATCTATCCGGCATCCGCACCCGAGCCGGCGACTATGCCAACGATCAAGCCGCGCTGGCCATGGATCGCCCAACCGTCACAGGTGACGCCATCGCGCACTACCAGCGGCTCGCTGCAGGCCAGCAGGCGATCGCGTTCTGCTGCAATATCGCCCACGCCGAATCCGTTTGCGCTGCGTTTCTGGCGGCAGGCATCACCGCATCACTGCTGCTCGGCACAACCATCAATCGCGATCAGGTGGTTGCAGAGTTTGGCGCCGGCTTGGTGCAGATATTGGTGACCGTCGATGTGGTCTCCGAAGGCTTCGATGTGCCCGCTGCCAGCGTTGCCATCCTCCTGCGCCCTACCAAGTCCCTCGGCCTCTACCTGCAACAGGTCGGTCGCGTGCTACGCCCAGCGCCTGGCAAACAGGCTGCGCTGATCCTCGACCACGTTGGCAATGTCACCCGCCATGGCTTCCCAGATGATCACCGCGACTGGACGCTCGACGATGGCGTCAAGCGCACCGCAGGCACAGCAGCGCCATCAGTGCGCACATGCCCCGAGTGCTACGCCGCGTTCAAGCCGCAACCGATCTGTCCCGTTTGTGGCGCACAATGCGCACCGATCACTAACCGCAAGATCCGCCAGCTAGCAGGTGAGCTGCAAGAACTGCGCCGCTCTGAGATGCGGCAAGCACGCCGCAAGCAGGGCACCGCTCGCACCCTCGAGCAGCTTCTCGCCCTAGCAAATGAGCGCGGCTACAGTCCCGGCTGGGCGTACCGGATCTTCCACGCGCGTGGCAAACGCTGAGACCGACATCCAGCAGCGCATCCGCTTAGCAGTTGGCACCCGATCCGATCTGCGCCTATTCCGCAACAACACCGGCACCCTGCCTGATCCACGCACTGGCAGGCCGGTCCAGTTCGGCCTGGCGCGCGGCTCCGCAGACCTGATCGGCTGGCGCACCATCACCATCACCCCTGAGATGGTCGGGCAGCGCGTTGCCGTCTTCACCAGCATCGAGGTCAAGACCACCACAGGCCATCTCACTCCAGCGCAGCAGGCCTGGATGGGCACTGTTCAAGGCGCTGGTGGCATCGCTGGCGTGGCGCGCTCAGTTCGAGACGCAGAAGAAATCTTGGGATAGCTTGCCAACCTTGCCAACCTCGAGCAGTATCTGACGGCCTTGAATCTGTCAGTTGTCATCCCTGCTAGATCAGCTAGCCGCACTCCCCGATCACTGGGGGTTCGTTGCAGTTGGTCATGGCAAACGCCCCTACCAGCCCGAGTGGCAGAAGAACCCCCTCACAAAGCAGCAGCTCACCGCTGAGATCGATGCCGGTCGTGCCGTGGCTATCGGCGTCATCGCTGGTCCTCAGTCAGGTGGTCTCCTATTCGTCGACCATGACGGCATCAGCGCCGGTGAGATCCTCGAGAAGCTCGGCGTGCCCCTCCGTGACCTCCCTAAATCCTGGGCAGTCACCTCAGGCCGTGACGGTCGCCTGCAGATCATCTACCAAGTCCCCGAGGAATACTGGTCCGGCATCCGCACCAGGAAATTCAAGACCGGCAAATCTGATGAGGAAGGCAAGCCTGAGCAGCTCGAGCTGCGCTGGACCGGCTGCCAATCCGTTGTCGCCGGTGCCCACCCAATCACTGGTGCCTACCGCTGGCTGAAGGATCGTGCTCCCGGTGATCTGCCGCTCGCGGAGGCGCCCATCGCGCTGATCGAGCAGATGTTGCCGCAGGAGCCTCCTGCCCCGCAGCCATTGCTGCCAGTACCCCCGCCCCGTCAATCAGATCGCACCGATGAAGACTGGGCACGGATTTGGCTCGATGCGCTCAGCTCATCCCGCGCTGACGACTACGACTACTGGATCGAAGTCGGCCAATGCCTCCACAGCGTTAGCGAGCACATGCTGGCCGACTGGGAGGCCTGGTCTAGGCAATCAGCGAAGTGGGAGGCCGGCACTTGCGAACGCCACTGGCGCAGCTTCACCGCAGACGGCAAGCGAGATATTCGCCATCTCTGCAACCTCGCCAAGGAAGACGGCTGGCAGCCCAAGCAACGCCAACTCCCCCCAGTGCAGTCCAGCAAGCCAAGCGCACCAGGACAGCAGAACGACGCTGCGCCCATTGCTGACAAGCCGCAGAAGCTGGAGGCCAAGGAGTTACTTAACATGCTCCGCCATCCCGACAAGGATGGCCTGCCACGCTTTCGCTACAACATCTTTACCCAGCAGATCGAGATCCACGGTGATGTAGCCGAAGGTGTTGAACGTTTCTACCTGCAACTCGCGCAAGAGGGCTACAAGGTCTCCAAGGAGATGGCACTCGACTGCCTCGTGGAGGTAGCGCGCGAGAACCCATACGACCCCGTGAAGCTCTACCTCGAGCACGTCGCAGCAGAGGTGCCCCCCACCTATATCGATCGTCTCGCATCGACCTATCTCAGGCCTGTTGATGCCGATCTGAAGGAGCCGACGCTCTACGACATGATGCTCAAAAAGACGCTGATCGGTGCAGTTCGGCGCATCTTTGAGCCTGGCTGCAAGCACGACTATGCCTGTGTGCTGATGGGTGATCAGGGCGCCCGCAAGTCATCGTTCTGGGCAGCGCTCGGTGGTCCCTTCTTCTCCGATGCGCTCCGCGACATCAGCTCGAAAGACGACCTGATGGTCCTCCACCGCTCCTGGGTCATGGAGTGGGCAGAGCTGGATCACATCACCAGCAAGAAGCACGCCGGTCAAGTCAAGGCCTTCCTCAGCCAGTCCACCGACATGTTCCGCGTGCCCTACGGCAAGGCCACCGAAGCCTTCCCCAGGCGCTCGATCATCGTCGGCTCCACCAACCGCGAAAGCGGCTTCTTGGTTGATGAAACCGGCAACCGTCGTTTCTGGGTGATCCCTGTCACCTGCACCATCAGCAAGCCCATCGATGTGCCCAACCTGCTGCTCGAGCGCGATTCGATCTGGTCAGCTGCAGTAGCTGCATATCTGGCCGGTGAACCCAATGAGCTGGCTATCGAGCATCAGGCAGCCGTCGAGGCCGAGAACGTGAGCTACCTGGTCGAGTCGCCATGGTCGGCACCCATCCAGAAATGGCTGACCGTCAACCTCGGCAGAGCCATCACCAGTGAGGTGCTGCTTAACGAGGCGATCCTCAAACCAGTCGAGCGGCAAACCAGATCCGACCAGATGCAAGTTGCGACCATCTTGAGAGACCTGGGATACCGAAAGCGGCGGCAGACCATCGATGGCGCTCAGAAGTGGGTGTTCTTCCAACCTGCTGAGCAGAGGTAGGCAAGGGCAAATCCGCTGCGCTGCATGGCTTCTTCCTATCTTTCTAACCTTCTATCCTTTATAAAAGAATATATAATATAAGAGTAGGGGAGGGGGGGGGAGGGTATTTCCTAGCTCCTAAGACAAAGGTCGGCAGGTCAGCAGGTCGGCAAGGCCGTGGATGGCGTCAAACTGGGGGCATGACCACCATCCGCCTGGACATCAAGTCGGAGCTGCCCACCGTTATCCGGTGGACCGACACCATGACGAAGCAGCTTCCGTTCGCCATCAGCCAGGCGCTCAACAGCGTCGGCTTCGATGGCAGGACAGCCCTTGGTGGTGCCTCGCGTCAATACTTCAACCAGCCCACCAAGTTCATCGAGAACGCTTGGTTGGTTCGCAAGGCCAACAAGCGCAACTTGGAAGTTCAGATCTACCCAGAGCGAAAGCGCCTGCCGTATCTGCGTGCGAATATCTATGGCGGCAGTCGTGGCCGCAAACCGTTCGAGGTCAAGCTGGTCTCGATGCAGGTCGGCAACATGCCGAGCAACGTTCGACTTGTTCCCAACATCGTGAGCCAGAACTCACAGGGCAATGTGAGTCGCGCAACCCTTGGCAGGATCATTCGCAACGTTCAGAGCAGCGGCAAGAACTCCGTGTTCATCGGTAAGCCATTAGGTGGTGGCCGCGAACCTGGTGTCTATCAGCGCATGGCCAGCGGCAAGCTGAGACCGCTATTCACCGCAGTGCCGCAGGCGCGTTACGAACGCCGCTTCCCCATCGCTGACATTGTTGGCAAGGTGGCTAAGCGCCGTTTCGGCGGCTATCTCAGGAGCAGCCTTGAGCGCGCGATGGCTTCTGCGCGGTAAGATGGTGGCCTGGCGCTGTTGACGCAGCCCAGACCGTGACCACCTGCTCAACCAGGCGATGCCAAAAGCATATGAGTTACCAGCTCCTGGTGAGCCATTCGATCCTGAAATGTTCAGGCTCGGTAAACCGTGCAAGCGCAATCACATCCACGCCGATGGCTTAACTCTTCGTTACATCAGGCGAAAGGTTTGTCCTTGGTGTGAGCGAATTGATTCGCTTGATAAGCAAAAGCGATTAAGGCAAGACCCTGCCTTCAGACGCAAGCAGGCTGAGTATGCAGCCGCAAAGCGCAAAGTCGAAGGCAGGCCATCGCGATCTAAATATGGTCTGCCTTACACCCCTGCGCCTGATAAAGACACGATTGCATTGCGCAAGGCGATCAAACGCGCAGGACGCTTGCCATCAGTGGCTCGCCTAGTCTACGACCAACAGCGTGAGCATTGGCGTCAAAACCCAGGCGATCGTGTTGAGCACAAACGCCAGCAAAACCTACGCAACGAACGTTGGCGCTATATGACCGATGAAAGCCACAGGCTCTACCATCGCAGCAAGTCCAAGCGGCGCAAGGCGCAGGAGAGGGGCAGCACCGCCTTGATGCTCAGCCGTGACCAGCTATGGCGCAGGTGGGTGCAGTTCGGTCATGAGTGCGCCTACTGCGGTGCTAATGGCGACCTGCAGGTGGAGCACGTGATCCCCATTAGCAAGGGCGGTGAGCATCACCTAGGCAACATTGTGCCTGCGTGCCAGCGCTGCAACTTTAGTAAGGGTCGAGCCAATGCTGAGCAGTGGTATCGATCTCAGTCCTTCTTCAGTGAGACACGTTGGACAAAGCTTCAGAACATTCTTCGTAGTTCCCAGCCCGGAATTGAACAGCTATCGATCCTCGAAACCCCTTGCCCCCCAAGGGTTTTGGGTCCTTCCCCTCAATACTGAACGGGTTATCGCAAGCG